CTTTGATTGAACTGGACAACATTGCTTTTCTGTTTACGAACAGAACGTGCAGGTTTCACAGCCATGTCTACTACAGAAGCTAGAGCATCAATAACGTCATCATGCGGAGGGTTACGAGATGACAACTCTTCTTCTAAGATTTGAGTATTACCGCCACGGTAGTGCCAGATACCCATGTTATCGTAACGAGGCTCTAGAACAGCAGCTATACGTTCTTGCTTGTTACCTTGGTTTTTGTTGGGTCTGTACTCTTCAATACTGATTGACAAACCATGCTGCTTGATTAGTTCTTTGAGCTGCTTAACAATAGCCATCTGAGCTACGGTTGTTTCTGCTCTCATCTTACGGAATGACCACTTGTTTGATAGATGTAGGATGTGCTCAAAGTAGTCAGAAATTCTGTCTGTTCTAAAACGATCAATATCAAGAACATAAACGTTATTGTCAGCATCAATACCAATGACAACAATTGCAGTGTAGTCAGCTTTCTTGCTAAGACTAAAAGCAAAGTCAACAGCAGCAAAGACATTCAGACGATTGTCACGGAAGTACCAGTAACCGTTTTCCTGGCGTAGGTGCTTTTGTTCGTAGTATTGGAACTTGTCAGAACCAACAGGAACATTGTCTGGGTCAGATGGGTCATTGTAATACTGCGCCCTGAACTGACCTTTATCTAAGTACTGACCACGTTTCTTAGCCAGAACCTGCATGTTAAACCCAAACCACTTACCGTCCTTGCGTTGAGAACGAGGCCAGAGGAATTGACCCGTACCATCACCACGATCCTCTACTGGTCTTTCAAATATTTCGTAGATATTCTCTTCACCAATCTTGTCACCATCCTTGCTGAATACATCTTCAGTCATTTGAAGAAGATCGTTGTAAAGATCAGCAGGATGATACCGTGTGCCAACCACCCACTCTTTTGCATCAGCACCTTCGATAGATGACAAAAGAGAGTATTGGCTTTTTACTTTGTTACGGCCTTCACCAGTGTAGGCATTTTCGTAAACAACAACATCATCAAGAACTGCAATGTCACAGTGCATGCCAGTAAGGGAAGTAGTGAGGCCACCAGTAAAGACAGAAGGGTCACGAACATTCTCTTTCTTACGTAAAGGATGATCTAAAGCAATCTCTGAGTTAGTCCAACGAGTCCGTTTACCTTCGTCTGCGTTGACATGCTCAGGCCAGTAACGACGGTAAGTCTCAGAAGTAAGGATACCTTTGATAAACCCAAGTTGCTTTTCTGCAAGGTTAGCAGTAGCTGATATGTATAGTATACGCAAAGTTGGGTTCTTTGTCAACTCCCATGCGACACGATAAGCAATTAGTCTTGACTTTCCGTGATCTCGTGGGAACAGAAGGAGTTGGTGGCTCTTAGAATCTGGACGTGTCCACCAGTTACAGACATCCTCGTGGCATTGCCCTAGAACTTGCTCTGGTGCAACAAGCTTAATAAAGGTGACAAGATCACTTTCAGCCGCTGTACGAATTTGTTCTAGGGTTGCCATGTATTATGCTGCGTCCTTCACTTCCTGCGGGGTGCTATCAACCACTGCCTGTGCAGCGCCACTCCATCACTCTTCGGCTTGATCCAAAGAAGCCGTAAGCATGTTTACAAACGCTTCACGACCCACGTTTAGCTGGTCGAGATTAAACTGAGCCGAGCGCATCTTGCGATCCAGATCGTTGATGTGGCTAATCATCACCTTCTGCTGGTCGGTCAGTTGGTCCTCGGTGTAGTCAGTTCCGTTGATCGTGATGGTGGCTGTTTGTTTCTCGCCCATCGTAATCTCCTTTTAGGTTGAGTTTATTCAGCAGCCCACGGAAGTCCCGATTGTGTAGCAGGTGCTTTCTGCTCTTCGATCTTAGCAGCCAGTGCAGCTTCGGTTGCGTCTTTGTCCATGCTCGACCAAACCCAAGCCAACACGTCAGCCTCAGTCAGTTGGTCGTAGGGAACAAAGTCAGGGGCCGATGCGTCAGGAGTGAAGCCACAGGTGCCGTATGCCGAGGCAGTGTAGGTTTCTTCGCCTACAGTTTCCTCTGCGGTGACACGCCAGTGGGCCACAATAACACCACCGTCAGCAGTGTTGCGTTCTAGGTTTGCGATAGTCCAAGTAGCCATGTTGGTTTCTCCTTTTAGGCTTCAAGTGCGGCCACACGGGCCTTCAAGTCTGCGATTTCAGTAAGTGCTTCTTGCAGTGCTGCCGTGAGCAATGGCACCAGCTTGCTTTGATCAATACCCTGATACTCTGGGTTGCCCTCTGCATCCACTGCATCCTTCTCGCCAGTGACGGCCTCGGGGACTACAGCCTGTGCTTCGTGGGCAATGAAGCCATCAACACGGGTGCCGTCAACCTTCCATGCGAAGTTCACAGGGTTCAGCGCAAGCACACGGCCAGATGCACCGACCATCGGCTGCACGTCTTCTTTCAGGCGGTAGTCAGAGGACGTGGCGTAAGTTGTTGCAGAACCATTAGTAAGGATGTAACCAACTTCACCATTGTCGTTATTAAAACTAGCTAATGTAACGGCTGCTGTTCCTGCCCTGCCAATACGGATTTGACCAAGCCCACGCACTGTGACGCCAGTTTCACCAGCACCAATTGTAGACGGTTCACCAACGAAAGTATCGCCAGAGAGGTAGAGATCTTTGAAGCGGTAATCCTCTGAGCCAAGATCAGTGCGATTATCTTCATAGCTGTTTTCATCTGTCGGCAAGATAGCGTTTGTGTAACCATCCAGAACAATGCCGTTATCACCACCAAGCAACCAGAGGCGGCTTTCGTTTAGAACTGAGCCATCTGCCGTGCTTCTTGCATGGACATAAAGATCAGCTTGCAGTGTGGCATCGGCAACTTCAGTCCCAATACTCCCCACAGCGGTGCCGTTTCTACGCAGTGAAAGAATATCGCCGTCGTCTGTAAGTCTGTTGAGGATTAACGGGTTTCCCGATGCCCTAGATATAACTGCAAACTCATTTGCGTCATACCCAAATCCCTCAACTGAACCTGTAGTTGCAAGAGTTGTGGGGGAACTCGTAGTCCCCACCAGCAAGTTACCGCTGCTGTCGATGCGCATGGCTTCTGTGGCGTTGGTGTAGAAGGTTACTGGATAAGCCCCATCAGCATAGATAGCTCTTGCATAAGCAGAGCCGTAAAAACTACCGCCTGAATCGTCAATACCAAAGTAAAAGTTGCCTGAGTCGTTTTTAGCTGTAAAGCCGTTGTAAGATGTAGACGTAGATTCCAACCTAATAAAAGGAACAGAATCTCTCACATGTAGCTTTATTCCAGAATCAGGCGAACTCGTCCCAATGCCAACCCGACCGCTGCTATTCAGGGTCATGCCAATAGTAGGCGTTGATCCATAGGCAAACAGTAGGTTTTGACCGCCGCTAGCAAAGTTTGTTCCAATTCTATACTGAATGGTATTACTTGCGTCAGTGAAGTCTATTATGTGGCCCCCACCGCCAGAAGTACCTTTTTGCAAGTTAATTGAAGTGTAACCACTGGAGCCAATATGCAATCCAGTTCCAATAGAGAATGACGGACTATCCGTCCCAATGCCCAATGACTCAGCACTCGCATCCCAGAAGAACTTAGGCGTGGTGCCTGTGTCCTCATAGAAGGAGATGTCTCCGTTACCGCTAATTTTTATAGCTACTTGATCTGTGGAGGACGTCTGGTCATTGTTGATGACAAACTCATAATCACCTGCGGATTGAGCGGAAGCACTTTGTATGATTAGTTTATCTGAGCCAACCCCAACAGCACTATCGTCATCAAGTATTAGTTTAGGCTGAAAGGATTTGATTGTTATTGTTGCATTGTCGTCATCCACAGTCAGCTTACTTGTCGTAAGCATTTCCGCAGAAGCGTCCCACACCATTTTTGCCGTGGTGCCTGTGTCCTCGTAGAAGGAAACGTCGCCGTTGTAGTCAATCATCATACGGTCTGTGCTGGCTGTAGCTAATGCAATAGCACCCGCCCCAGACTTTGCATTTACTGTGTGTTTAGCGCCAACAGATGATACATTTGTTGATGACGTAAAATCCAACCCTCTCCCACCAGCGGCATTATCTCCAGAAAGGCTTGCATATGTTCCCTCCGAACCTTTAGCCACAGTCAGACCATCGCTGGTGATAGTGCCATTAATAGTTGTGTCCCCAAAACTATTAGAGTTACCAGAAGCAGTAATGCTTGCAGAAAAACCCGCTGATGTCCCAGAAATCGCACTGGTAAATGTTGTGCCGCCAAGGCTGTTAGAGTTGCTAGTGCTTATGACAGACGCAGAGGAAGTAAGTCCGTCTACTACTGCTCTCCCCGTGACGTCTACGCCTGTGGCGGTGGTTTCTAACTTTTTGCTGTTGTTAAAGAAAAGTTCAACATCACCACCGTAATTAGCATTTAGATATACATCGCCACTAGACGGATGCCCAACTACAACACTACCAGTTCCAAGCAAATTTAAATAACCAGTGCCAGCATCTTTCACATAGCTGTTATCCCCATCATGGTAAATCTGAAGGTCAGACCCAGCACCGAAGATGGCTTTGCTGCCATCGCCCAGCTTGACGTCGTTGTTGATTGAGGTGACACCCTCAACCTTATTGATGATCTCATTCAGTTTATTGCGAACTGATAGACCACTTTCGCCATTGTTAAATGTTGCCATTTGAAGTTTACTCCTGATTCGTTTTCTATCAGTTCGTTTTTCTGTTGCTTACTATACTGCATCAATCCAGTCAGCAGAGTCTCGCCAGTACTCACCGTCAACCCAGAAACCAGAATTCAAAAGCCAAGACTTAGTAGGATCTGTTGTGTCAAACTCAGAAGAAGCATATTGTTTCCAAGAGTAGTAGCCAAACTCATTCTGGAAGTAAGCTAACATTCTGTCAGCTAAGCCACCACTGGTATACCCAATGTCACCCAGGTATTTAAACTGCATGTCATTCAGGCTACCAGAGTATCCCTTCTCTTCAAGGATCTGACGTTCCTGATCTGGTTCTTCTGCAAATATCTGCATTGCTTAGAGCACCCTAGTTGATCTTAATACCAAGCCTAGCTGCATCCTCTGACAAAAGGGACAAGGCCTGTTTGTTCTGGTCTTCTTCTTCTTTTGCCTGAAGCTTCTTCTTAGCTTGAGAAGCACTGTCCTTATCCAACCAGCCCTTCTCAAGGAGAAGCTTAGCTGCGCTAAAGGAACTACGTCCACCCTCTTTCATCTCCATGGCAATCGCTTGGATGGCCTGGGACTTTACTTTGATCTCTACTTCCTTGCGCCATTTGTTGACATGAGGTTTGATCAAAGGGGACTTGCAGATGGTTGACCATACATCCCAAGAACCAAAGACTGTCATAGCAAATTCGTATTCGGTAGGATCGTTAGGGACCATACTCACGTAGAGCTTATGTAGTGACACATAGTGCTTACCGTGTGCTTCGATGTCATGTTCTTTGACAGTAAACAAAGCATCAGAAGGATCATGATAGCAAAGTTCGTAGAACAAGCTTTGTGTTCTTACTTTTCCGTTTGGTCCTTTGAGTTGGTCTTGGGTGAACACTTGTAAGATCCTTATGGTTAAGGTAGCCCGAAAGGGTGTGCAAAGCCGTATACTCGAAAGTATAGCATAGTGTCTATACGTATGTCAATAGAAAAAAGTAAGGTGTGTGTTATTTTTTGGGTTGACGAATCAGACAAATGTGTGTATAATTTCTCTGTCGTTAGGCAGTTCCCATAGTATAGTCTATAGTACTAAACGTAAGTTCTTACAAACGTATGCTCCACCCTTGTGGTAAGATGCTACGGTTTGTATTCTGTGTATGGTTTTTCTTACTTACGCTTGTTTAAGTATTAATCAGTAAACTATCACCACCAGTCTTATCTGATGGACAAGTACAGATGCACCTCCCTTGGGTTGAATCCCTTGGGAGGTTTCTTTTTGTTTAATCCCTTGACACCCTGAGAATTTTACTGAGAAAATTTTATGGTGCAATGTACATACAGAAGGCACCCCCGGCACCCCCTGCCTTAGGGTCTGTCAATATGCTCTTTCGTATACCCCCGGCTATACTTTGGTGTTGCCTTAGCTATACCTTGGCCTGGCTGAGCTATCCTTTGGCAGCTATGGGGTATTATGGTACCTCATATGGGAAATAAACCCTTACCCACCTGAATCTGTCCTATCCTTTTGGATACCTTGGACTATTCCTTGCTATAGCCTTGGCATTGATGCATCATAGTGCAGATCCTTTATGCATTATACTGCCTATGCCTTAGCTGGTGCTGGTAGTGGTGACAAACTGCATTACCTACACTAACGGATAGTTTC